AAAGAAGTGTATGTAACACTTATTGATCAATCAGTGATTAAAGGCATGTTTCAAGGTTTTATTCAGTTTGGTGGAATACCAGCTATTTATTTACTAGAAGATATACCCAACGGCAAAAAAGAAACGGTACTACTGATTAATCAAGTAATTAAATTTGAAGTAACTAAACCAAAAGACATTATTTTATGAGTACTTTTTTAACTTTTTATTTTATTGTAAATTCATTTTTAGCTGGCTACTGGATGGCAAGCAATACTGATGACATGGATTTTCTGGATAGTTTATTTATGTTTTTACTGATTATGTGGTTTGCTACATTGTTTATAATTTTATACTATTCATTAAATTTATTGATATACTTATTTAAAGGCCTTAAAAAAATATTTTATGATCAAGATTTTTAAAAAATTGACCTTTGAGCAAATATTTATTGGTATGCTAGGCACACTAGTAATAGTAATTATAATTATTTTAATAAACATATACAAAACAATACAATGACAAACGATAAATTAAAACAGCTACTGGCCGATATTGAAGCCATGCAACACGACCACAAAAGTATAGATGACTTTGAAATAGGTTTTAACCTAGCTTTAAAAAAAGTAGAATTACTTATAAAGCTTAAATACATAGATAAGCCCAATACATTTTATACAGATAATTTTATAAACCTATGAACCAAGATACCCTTAATTTATTCCATGTTCGTCAAGAACTATCAAACGCTGTTAAAAGAGTAAATGTACTAATTACGCAGCTAGACAATGAAGCTAAAGATCTAGTGGATGAAGATCGTGAACTTTACGAAGCTAGAACTGATTTAATTGCTGATCTAGTAAATACTATTTGTGATTATGATGAACTATGCCAGCGGCATATTAGATTAAAATCTAGCCAACATTCAGAACAATATTTGCGTGATCAGCTGGATGTAGCAAAAAAATATATACATAAGCTAGGCGGTGATTTTAATATTGTCCTATGGGGCAAAAAATCTGACTATTGATATTTAGGGGTAAATATGCCCCTAAATTTTTTTAACTTTAAACCCTTAATTACATGTTACCTAAACCCAAAAAAAAGGTTAATGATAAAGCTTTTGACCTTTTAAAAGAATTTCAAATTGATAATTATCTTGTAGATCTAGAGAAGCCAGTAACACAAGAAATAATTTACACCATACAAGACAAAATAGTCCTTACTTATGGATCATTGATGGTATTGACCGGTAAGCCTAAAGCCAGAAAAACTACTTTTTTACATGCTTTTATCGGTGCTGCACTGGTTGATTATTCTATCTGGACTATACAAGCTAATCTTAAAGCTGACAAAAATATGGTAGTTTTAATTGATACCGAGCAAAGTTTATACGATTTGCACCAGTCTTTACATAGACTTCAAAATTCAATAAACTTGAAGTTATCCACATTGTCTAATTTTAAGACTTTTAGTGCTAGATCTTTAAATGTAGATGATATAATAAAGCTTATAAATAAAATTTGTGATCAGTATAAAAATGTCGGATTAATATGTATTGACGGCCTTTTAGACTTGGTAAATGATATTAATGATGTAAGAGAAGCCAAAGCGGCTATACATTACTTAAAAACTGCATGTGATACACATAACATAGGCATAATAGGTATATTACACCAGAACAAAGGAACTAATTTTAGCTTAGGCCACTTAGGTAGTTTTGCTTCTAGGCATGCCCAGTCTGAATTATCAATAGAAAAAAATGACACTGGTACCAGTACATTGTCCGCAACTTTTCTAAGGTCAGCTGATGACTTTACACCTATTGAAATTGCTTATGATGAGTATAATAAAAAATATGATCTAGCTTTAAACATGAATCAAAATAAAAACTATATAACTTATGATTTTTTACACAAGGTATTTGCTGGTAAAATAGGATTAACATATAAGGATCTAATATCTAATATCAGAATTAACGCAAATGAATCAGTATACTATATAGAAAAAAAATTAATACCAGTGTGGTATGCTGAAAAAATGATTGAAAAAAACGGTCATTTTATTCAAATTGTTAATAAGTAAATTATGTTTATTTGAACGGGTAGTATAAATATATAGATATATATCTATATATTATATACTATACCCATGTTCTAATCTCGATGTAAATCGGGATTTTTTTTTCGATTTTTTTTATTTCAAATATTTTGATAACTTTGTAAAAATCTTAACGATGAAAAAACAATGGCTTTGGATTTTGGGTGCTGGTGCTGGTTTGTTTATTGCTGGTAAATTTTTATTTCGCAAAAAAGAAGCTATCAAAAGCTTAAATGTTAATGTAACCAAGATAGATTGGAACAAACAAAGTAAAAATATTGTGGTGGATGTTAGATTAATTAATCCTAGTAATGCACCAATAGACATTAAATCAATAGTAGCTGATGTTATCTGGAAAGGTACAGCTGGTGCAACTATTGATTATAGACAGCCTTTTACCTTAAAAGCTTTAGAATCTAAAACAATTACATTGCCAGTTAAGCTAAATTTGGAATTGGTTTCATTGGTTGCTGATTTGCTAGGTGGAAAGCTGAAAGATATAACCAGTGGCAAATTTGAACTTAAAGGATCAGTAAATGCTGAAGGATTAGTAGTGCCTTTTAAATATTCTAAAGACATTAGTTTGAAAGCTTAATGATAACTAGACAGCAATTATATAAACTTTTGCCGCCACCACAATACAGATCAAAATTGATATCTGGATGGCAAAATACTGATAATATAATTGATGCTATAAAATACCAGCACTTGCAAAATTTGCCAGCTGCAAAAACAATTTGTAAATACTTTAAAGGATCGGATGCAAAAAGCACAGCTAAAAATATTTTTGATTTTCTTAAAACTGAAATTCAATATGACATTGAGCCGAGCAGCCGCCAGACTACTAAAACGCTGTCAAGATTTTTGGCCGACGGCAAAGGAGACTGCAAACACTTTTCTTTATTTGCAAATACCATCTTACAATGCTGCGGCTATAAACCACTATATAGGTTTACTGGTTACAACGGCAAAGAAATTCAGCATGTATATACTTGTTTACCTAAAGAAAACATTATATTGGATGCTGTTTTGCCTACATTTAATACACAAAAAGATTACACCACAAAAAAAGATATAAATATGAGTTTATACAGATTAAGCGGAATTGATGATGCTGATGATATTAGCGGAATTAATTTTAGCAAAGTAAAAGAAAACATTAAGACAGCAACAGCAAAGGCATCTAATGTTGTTAAAGCAGCAGCTAAAGAAGTACCAGCAGCAGCTAAAAAAATTGAACAAGGCATGAAAACAGCCGGACTAGCAGTTCCTAGAAACGCTTTTTTAGAACTTGTAGTATTAAATTTTAACGGCATAGCTACTGATTTTAAAAAGATCATTGATGAAAAAGGTGATGAAGGTATTAAGTGGTGGGTAGATCTTGGTGGTGATCGTTCAGCTTTTACTAAAGCTATTGAAAAAGGTGCTGGAAAAAAATCAATATTTGGTATTCAAGAAGAAGAAGCCAGTGCTAGAGAAATATTTACTGGATATGATGCTGACGGTGTGGATGTAAACGGTATTGGCGTAGTGGCCACAGCAGCTGCGGCTAGTGCGGCACCAATTTTACTTAAAGCAGCTGACATTCTTAAAAAATTAAAGCCAGCTAGTGATGCGGCTAAAAAAGCAGCTGATGTAGCAAAAAAAGCAGCTACTGATTTTAAAAAGATAACTGGTAAAAATGTAACTGATGTTATATTTAAAAAAGAAGCTGGACTATCTAGTAGTAAAACAGAATTAAAATCTAGTGATCTTGATTCAGTAAGCAGTGAAACAGCTGAAAAAGTGGCCACAGCAGCAGTAGCTGAAGGTGCTGGACTTACTACTGATGAATTTAATAAAGCTACCAGTAAAACTAAAAAAATAAATCCTTTACAATGGATAAAAGATAATAAATTTATTGCCATAGGTAGTTTAGTGGTTATTGGTGGATTAGTATTTTTAGGTAAAAGAAAAAAGAAAAAAGCGTAATGGCTACTAAGAAAAAAAGCACAGCTTTAAATTGGATTGTAAAAGAGGCTAAAATCCTAAAGAAAAAATATCCAAATAGATTTGATACATGGAAAGAATATGTATCGCAAGCTAGTGCTATTTATGCTTCAAAACATGGTGGTAAAAGTCCAGTAGGCAAAAAAAGAAAAGTAGGATCTACATTGTATATAGAAAAAAATGAAAAAACTACTGATCCAATAAAAAAGGCTTATAGGATTGAAAGGGATGCCAAAGGTAGAATTACAAAATACCATAAAGCAAATATTGAAGATACAGTAGTTTATAAAGTAAGAAAAGCACCTAAAGAAAAGTTTTTTTATAAAAATATTTTTAAGGATGATACTGGTAAAAGAACTTTTGAAAAAGCTAAAGTAGCTGAACAATTTGATGTACATGGTATTACTTTGTTTAGGGCTAGTGGTGATAAATTTTTTACAGAAGCTAAAACTGGATTATCTTGGCCAATGGATCTATATAATTTAAGAGATTTTAAGGCTGAAATGTTAAAAGGTAAAAATGGTGCTTATGGTAAAAGACTAGAACAAACGCCAGACATGATTGAACGAAGTATTAAGCAATACGGATTAAGTCCTTTATATAAATAAACATGAAAAGACAATTAGAACTATTTAGCAAAGTAGGATCAGTAAAAAAGAAAGCTGTTAAAGCTAAAGTAGGTGATCCGGTATATAACGCTTATAAAAAAGCCCCACTGGCTGTTAAAAAAATAATTGATACATTAGATTCACACGATAGTTATACTAACTTGAATAACGCAGCTAAAAAATTAAAAAAACTAGGCTGGAAAATGGATTTTAGTTTAGATGGATTAATAACTAAATTAACAAAAATGAAAAAAACAACTAAAAAAGTAGGTGCAAAACCAAAAGTTAAAAAAGCACCAGCTAGATCAACACACAAAGATACTAAAAGCCATAATGTAAATATTAGGGTAATGAGTGGTATTGATTCTATTGATTTTACAAGAGTAAATAATGATATCTATGGTAATCCTAGATATGTTATTCATTTTATGGATATATTAAATCCAGAAGAAAGAATGTTTTTACCTTTTTCAAAAATGTATGATTATGCAATAAAAAAAGGTAAAAAATTAGGTGGTAAAAAATTTCATAATAAACAATATGGCGGTGGTATTGTGTTTCAATCATATAATATTTCAGATCTTGAAAAAAAATTAATAGATCTTAAACATACTACACCAAAAATAAAATATTAAAAAAAATACATTAAATTTGTAAATATAAATTATGGCTAAAAGACATAAAAAACACACAAAAAGACGCACGCACAGAAGATCACGCAAAATGAGTGGTATTGGTGCTGCGGCTTCAATGGCTACCAACGCACTAATGATCACTGGTGGTTTGGTATTATCACGAGTAATCGTAAACGCTGCTGGTAAAGCTGTACCAGCTTTAGTTAAAACCCCAATGACCAAAGCTTTAGGTCAAGCTGTACTTGGTTTAGTTACTAAGCCAGTGGTTTCAACTTTAGGCATCAAATCTAGCAAAGTAGATTCACTTGCTGAAGGTATGTATGTAGGTGCTATGTACGAATTATTGAAATCAGTAGCCCCAACTATGATTGGTGCTGATGATGACAGCGTAATCGTAGTATCTGGTACAGATATTTCAGAAGTAAACGGTATTGATCAAATCGGTGCTGATTCAATGGACATTTCAGAAGTAAATGGTATTGATCAGATCGGATATGATGAGTATGACTATTAATATTAAACATAAATTAAAAATTAGATAAAATGAGTTTAGGACAAAGACAAGCTTTTTCAACAATTAAAAAAGCTTATGCAGCAAAAGGTCGTAATCCGGTTACTACTCCTAGTACCTTACGCCTTATTCAAAATGTGGTTGCTAATAAAACCACTTACAGCTTTCCAGTATTGGAAGGTGATTCAACTAACACACTAGCCGAAAACAGATTTTTAAATCGTGCTGATGCTTTTACAGCTACTTCAGTAGGTTTATTTATCGGTGGTTTGACAGATGCTGGTGCTGCTACTTCAGCTGGTTCATATCAGTTATACAACTATCAATCAGAAGCTTTAACAGCTGCTGGTGTAACAAACGCAAACGCTTTATTTGCGCAAGCTTATTTAAATGTAGCTGTAAATAACGTAGCTTACTTACAAAATTTTGATTTGTATAGATGCTATGCAACGCCAATCGTTCAGACTGGTAATATTTTCGCCACTGGTGGTGATACTACCGGACAAAACAGTGTTAAAGGTACTGATGGTTTTACCGATTTAGTCCCTACAATTCAGCTAAGCGGAACGGCCAAAATTGACGTAAACATAGTGCTTCCGACATCATTGGCAGTAACTAACGCATGTCAAATTAACTTAATCTTTAGAGGTTTCTTGAGCTTAGGTGCTTCTAACTTAAACAAATAATTAAGGGTTATATAGGTTAAAGGGGTGCGATAACTTCAAGCCCCTTTTTTAAAAAAATTTATTTTATTACACATGACACCATTCCACATTAAAAGAGCCGAGTATGTAGAGGTTGCAATACCTACTGGAAATACAAATCAAAAAATTTACTTTCCAGATCTACCTAACTTGCGTACAGCTAAATGTTTCGGTATAGAAGTTTATTCTAGCGACACACAAGCTTACACGATTACTGGTGCTACTACACAAGCTTTAGCACAATTAAAAGATTCAGTTACTACCTTATATTTTGATGGTGGTGATTTTATTCAAGTGCCTACACTTTCTTTATATAGAAACAACGGTACTACATTTTACATGGATATCCCTATGCTTGCTGGTCAGACTATTGTTTGGGCTAAAAGTTATATTACCCTAACAAACGCTGCTAGTATTGCATCGTATGCAAGTAAAACATATTTGTATTCAGTTTATTACACAAAAGCTTAAAAAATTATGGCCGCTGAAATTATTGGTTTAGATAAAATAGTCAAGTACATGGATCGTTTTGATTTTCAAAAAATCAAGCTTTCTAAAGGTAGTGAAGTAATTTACCTTAAAAGGATTAAAGAGGGTGAAACCCAAGCTGATCTGGTAAATGATTTTACTGCATGGGTTGATGATTTTATTGAAGATAATAATTTTAGGGACTATAAACTAGAATTGCTTGGATCTTATAATACTGATCCAAGTGCAAAATTAAGTCCAGTCGTTAAAGTGGTCGTGGCCTTTCATCACAGAGAAGCCGCCACCACTGCTGGATTCACTAAACATAGTACACCAGCTTCGCAGCCTATTGATGTTAATAGCTATGTAGCTGTGGCCACTGAAAACGCCACACTAAAAGCCCAATTAGCTAGGATGGAAGAAAAAATGGATGAACTTATGTATGAAGATGATGAAGATGAAGATGAAGTGGGTGCACCGGCACCAACTACCTTTACTGAAGCTATTAATAATGCTTTAATAGGAAAAATAGATACCATCGTTGATGTGGTTTTAGGAATGATAGCCAAACAAAACATGCCACAGAACACTGGAATAGCTGGTATTGATTCTAGTGATATATTAGATGAATTTAAAATGATTCATCCAGAAATTGAGGATGATCTAGCAAGATTATTAAAGCTTGCTAAGACACAGCCAGACTTCTTTAAAATGCTTATAGGACAATTAAGAAAAATGGTATGAATAAATTAAACCCAAATTTAGTATTAATAGTAGCTTTGATGATAGGCGGTTTTATTGCCTATAACAAATTATTTGGTAAATCTAAAGAAGATAAAGAAGCTGCAAAAAATCTAGAAGAACAAGAAAAAAAGAATAATATCTGGGCTGGTGCTGCTAGTTTACAAAAAACTATTAAGCCTAATCAGACTATAAAATTATTATTATATAATGATTCAGTAATTAAAGCTGAAAAAATACATGATGCTTGGGGTACTTTTAATGATGATGAAGAAGCTGTATACGCTGCTTTTAGGTCATTAAGATACCAAACACAAGTGGCCAGTATTGTGGATGCTTATAAAAGATTATATAATCAAGACTTATTAACTACATTAAAATCTAAATTATCAGATTCAGAATTTAATCAAATAGTAAATATAATTGACACTAAACCACTAGGCATAGAAAATAAAAAATAATATGATAGACTTAAAAATTGAAGCTGCAATTAAAGATCATGTAGAGGTATTAAGCCAGTATATGAATAATAAAAATACTGATCATCCAACATTAGCTGGCATGGTAATTCGTATTTTAATGAAGTTTTTTAAAAAGGTATACTTTGAAAAAGCTTTAGATATTTGGTTCGAAAAAGAAAATTTAAAGCCATCAGTAAAGATTGAAGAAAAAATTAAGACTTTAAAATCTTTGCTTAAAAGAAAATTTGACGCTGAACTAGTAGACAATATTATAGCTGATGTCAATAAATATTATAAAATCAAAGCTTCAAAATAACATGATAGACAAAATACATACAATCACTACTGGCGTGGTGGGTGCAAGTATAGTCCAGATCGTGCCTAATGTAATGGATAGTATGCCGAGTAGTGAAGATATAGCCAACATCACACAAGCTGTGGTACAAATAGTAATAGGAATTGGCACTATTTACAGAATTTTAAAACCAGTAAACACTAAAAAAGAAGATTTATGAACTATGTAATCGATACAATAGTATATAATTCAACTAAAAACGGTATGCATGTTTTTAGGGATGATCGCACTATTGGATATATATTTATAAATACTGGTAATTGTCCAGTACAGCTGAATAACTTTTTATTACAGCCCAATTCTACATTCAAGACTTTTGAGTCTGGGTATGAAGATATGACCAAGTGGCAAATGATATTCAAGACTTTTGATTCATGTAGCACTATCAACTCATCATTAACTTGTTTAATTTATTCTAGAGCATGATCACACAAAATTCAAACAATAGGGCATCCGGATCAACAGCTTTAACTTGCGATGCTGGTTTACCCATATCAGTAGTAACGCCAACAAATACTTATCAGCATGTAGCTGGAAACGCTAGTGGGGCACTACAAACATCCTTAACCACTGATGCTATGACTAAAGCGGCTATGGGTATATTAGGTACTAACTTTTATTTAAGTAGTGGTTTATTAACTCCAGCTGGAATTTATTATTATGCTATTTATTTTATAACTGATAGCGTTTTAGATACAACACTAGCAGGGACTACTGAAGTTGATGCTAGTAATAATTTAGTAGATATATCATCATTAGCTGGCGTAACTATTAAAGCAGGACAAATTTTATTTGGTAACTATGCCCAAGTGAAAATTATATCTGGAAATGTTAAGTGCATGTATCACCCTACATTAAACCCTTAATGCTTTTAATAAAAAATACACTAATCAGTTATTTAAAGACAAGCTTTAAAACGCCTTTTGCCCAAAATCAGTGGCAATTAATTTTTGATCAGTGGCAAACAATTACAGATACTTGGAATTAATTAATATATGGGAACTAGTTTAAACGGCTTAACGCCAGCAGCGACCTATCAAGGTTTAATAAAATTTGGAAACAATAGTGCTATTAGTGCTACATTAAGATATTTGTCTGATGGATTGGGTAATGATTTACCTATTAGCGTGGCTTCAAGTAGTGTAGGTATTAATACAATAACAAATAATGGATTATTTAATATAAAAGGAACTGGCACAAGTTCATCAACTACAAATTTTATAATACAAAATAGTTCTAATATTGAGTTAGCAAGATTATACGACAATGGTAATTTATATTTGGGATCAGCTACAACTAACGCTAATTTTTTAAATATAACAAAATATGGAATACCAGTAATAAGATTAAGAAATACTAATTTACAAGACACTGGTGGTCCAGATGGTACTGAAATTATGGGTGTAACTGGTAGTTTTAGTGCTGATTCAGATTCTTATGGTGGTATAAAATTATTAACTCAAACAAATTGGCTTTCATCACAATTAGGTTTTTATGTAGGTGGATATACTGGAACACCAGTGCGTAAAATGACATTAAGAAATGATGGATCTTTATATATTGGAACTGGAACACCTACTGCTTCAACTAAATTACAAGTTATTGGATTAGGTGCAACAAGTGCTACAACTAATATTTTATCCCAAAATAGTTCAAATACACAATTATTTAAAGTGCTTGATGATGGTACTATTGAAGCTGGTGGTGCAACAGCTACACAATTTAAAGTAATGAATACAAGCGGTCTATCAATAGCTAGAGATGGTAGTTTTGATGCTAATATCCGTATTCGTGAATTTGGAACTGGTGGTCCAGTATTTAAAATGAATGGTAATAGTACACCAAACTTTAAGTTTTTAGATGGATCAAATTTTCAATGTATTGCATCAGATGCAAACTGGACCGGTACTGGATATTTAACCGCAAAAAATACTAGTGCAGCTTTACAAACAGACTCAACCACTACTGGCTGGTTACCACCTAGAATGACTGATGCACAAGTAAGAGCAATAGTTAATCCTGCCGTCGCCTTAACTTGTTATAATACTGATTTAGATTGCCCAGTGTTTTATTCGACATTAGGATGGCGTAAAATATCACATTCAGTAATGTAATTTTTTTTATCTTTGTAATATGAAAGCAGTAAAAATATTAGTACCAGTAAATTTAAATTCTGGATTAGAAACACCAAAAAATACTATTTTAGTGATCACTGAAGGTTACGCTGATATAAAAGCTAAAAATTTAGATCCTACACTAGATGAGTATGTAATACCTTCACAAATTGCAAACGCTTTATATTTAAATGCAGAAGCAGTTACTGATCCGGATATTCAAGCAATCACTGGTATATTAGATTTCCCGCCAGTATTTAACGCTAATTTATCAGTAACTGATTACGAAACTATGACAGCTGAAGATTTGTTGATCAATGGTGCTTATAATGCACTGGTAGCTGTTTATGGTGCAAGTAATGTATCAATTGTATCTATTTAATGACTAATAAAGAATTTGCGGAAAAATACGCTGGTGCAGCTATTGAAGCTACACAAGGCACTGGCATATTTCCACAAACTTTGCTAGGCCAAGCAATTTTAGAATCATCCAGCGGAAAGTCTAAACTATCATCAGAACATAATAACTTTTTTGGAATAAAAGCTGATAGCAGCTGGAAAGGTCAAAAAGTGATCATGAAAACTAGAGAAGTAAAAAATGGACAATCTATTTATATAGATAGTGCATTCAGAAAATATAATACACCAGTAGAAAGTTTTAGAGACTATGTAGCTTTTTTAAAAAAACAGCCTAGATATACTAAAGCTGGAGTATTTACAGCTAAAACATATACTGATCAGATAGATGCAATAGCTAAAGCTGGATATGCCACAGCGTTAAATTATGCGGCCAGTGTAAAAAAGGTAGCTGCAAATGTGGTAGATGTTATCGCAAAATATAAACCTAGTAATAATAATTTGCTAGCTTTGGGGATCATTGGAATATTTACCTATTTACTTTTAAAATGATTAATTTACAGCAAATGATCATGGCTTATTTGCCTTTCTTTAATGTAGTGGCTTCTGAAAGTGCTATTAATCCTATGGCCTTGCTTTTATTGTCTCACGATATAACACAAGGCAATATTAAACTTTTAAAAGCAAATAATTTTTTTGCTATAAAATATAAAACAGCTAAAGATTTCCACAAATACCCGACTATTTTTGATGGTATAAACGCTGGTATTGATAAATTAAAAAGTCATCCAGACTTTGTTAAAAATAAGATAGGTACGCTAAAAGCCAATCAAAATTTGCAATACCAAAAGCTTAAAAGCTTAATTAAGTTATAAACAATATTCAAAAAAATATACATTTTTTTTTTGACCGATGCTTTGTGTGTCGGTTTTTTTTTTATAGTATTGCATTCGATTGCATGTTATGAAATAGGGGTGCGACTATTTAACGCACATTTTTAGTATTAAACTTTTATTTTATTATGATACATAAAAAGAAAAAACAAACCTACACAGCTAGCTATACTATAAGCTATGGCATAGCTAAAAAAGAAGTTAAGGCAGTTAATGTTATGGATGCCGTTAATCAGTTACCACAAAAAGCATTAAAAAATCTTTTTAGCCTTGTTGATGATCAAGGCCATGACCACATTACTGAACTTTTTATTTAATCTATTTTATTTTATGAAAAAATTATTTAATCTATTATTATGGATATTTAATATAATATCTATTATTTTATTATCTTGGGCAGCACTTATAGCAATTATTGAAAAATTATGAATTACGAAAAATTAGATGTATTAACTTTAAAATTACTTTTTGACGAATATAAAGTAATGGAAAAAAACAAAAGAGAAGAATTAAAAATAATTACAGCTGAAGTTGAGTTGATTGAATCTTTTTTGGATCATGCTTCTAGATGTATTTATAGAGCTGAACAATATCAAACAAAAAATGATAATTAAAATTATGAGAACAATAGAAGTAAAACAAAGTATTGATCTGGATATACTGATCAGTGAAACACTGGAAATAGTGTTAAATGAAAATAACCCCTATATATATATAGACAAAACACAAGTCTGGTATAATGCTGTAATAAAATCTGATGCACAAGATTTGTCTGATGGCATATTATATAGCACCGTATTGCCGCCACTTTGGAAACGAGTATACAAAGCTTTGTTAAAATCTGATGCTTTACAGATACCAGTTTATATTGATCCGGATTATCATCATAGAAAAAATGAACTTTCAGTGGATCGTTTTATAAACGCTTGTATTTATATGGCACACAATAACGCTTCGGCATGGGGTAGATTAGTAGCTGGTGATGCAAGCTTGCATGACTATATAAACTACTTTAGTATCGTAATTAATTAAATTTTATATTATATGGACAACAATTTTTTCTTACCTATCAAAAAAGAAGTGTATGTAACACTTATTGATCAATCAGTGATTAAAGGCATGTTTCAAGGTTTTATTCAGTTTGGTGGAATACCAGCTATTTATTTACTAGAAGATATACCCAACGGCAAAAAAGAAACGG